GCCCCCACCCGCGCCACGACGTATTACGCCGCGATCTAACAAGCCCGACACTTGGCTTTCCGGCGCACCACCAGCGCCCTTCATGCCATATAGTGAACTGCCCAAGCCCGCCAGTTGACTCATGATGCCCACGGCTCGCACATCCTTGGGCATTGCCGCCTGCCGCCTCGGTATGCGCTGGGCCTGCTGGCGACGAAGTGCTGCGATGGCGTCGGCGCGGCGCTGGGCTGCCTCTGTTTCATCATCCAACTTCTTTTGGGCCTGCCCTTGCCGATGCTGGCCATACATCTGCGCGCCTTGTTTAGCGGCAGACGCGATCATTGCAATGGTAAATGGGTCCATGTTATTGCCCTTATTCTGGTAGGTAGTCGTCTACATTAACGTCAAGCATGCTTTTGTAAACGAGCTTCAGTTGCGTACGGCCCCCGCCCTGATTTATGTAGCTTCTCATGGGATTAGTTATGGCAGAGATCATTCTTGCCCGATGGTCGTCATTTTCTATTGCATTGGCCATGGACAGTAACTGCCCAAGCCCCTCGCTTTGTCGTGCTGATAGGCGATCTGCCAAGTCTGCGCGAGTTAGCATGGACTGCAACGTCGGCATGCCGTCGATCTGGCCCGTTTCTACGGCCTTGCGGAACTCAAGCTCGCTATTGAACTGGCCCTCGTCCGACTGTATGCGCTCCGTCTGCATAGCCTCTTCCGATGTCACCCGCTCCGTCTGCATGCGCTCTGCCGAAGCAAGCTCTTCCCTCGCCAACTCAAGATTGCCGCTATTAATAAGGCTTTGTATCTCAGTCGCCTTATCCTTGTCAATGTTGCCCATTGCGATATTGTTTTCCAGCTGGGCCGCTAAGTCTTCCGAGGAAGCCGTCACTCGCTCCGTCTGCATCCGCTCTGCCGACTGAAGCTCTTCCTTCGCCAAATCAAGATTGCCCGTATTTATGAGATCCTGTATGGCAATAGCCTTTTCGGCGTCCAGTATGCCCATCTGTATGTTGTTGGCCAGCTGGTTCATTAGGTCTTTAGTCTGAGCCTGTACGCGCTCCGTTTGCATCTCCTTGTCGGCCTGCACCTGCTCCGTCTGGCGCTTTTCTTCCGAAGTTAGGGTAGCAGTGACACCCTCAAGCTCTTTTTCTGCAAGCTCCAAATTGCCCGTATTAATAAGATCCTGTATGGCAATAGCCTTTTCGGCGTCCAGTATGCCCATCTGTATATTGTTGGCCAACTGGTTCATCAGGTCCGTGGTCTGAGCTTTCACTCGCTCGGTCTGGCGCTTTTCTTCCGAAGCTAGGGTAGCAGTAATCCCCTCAAGCTCTTTTGTCGCCAACTCAAGATTGCCGCTATTAATAAGGCCCTGTATCTCAGTCGCTTTATCCTTGTCGATATTGCCCATTGAAATATTGTTTTCCAGTTGGGCCGCTAGATCCGCTGAAGACGCCGTTACTCGCTCCGTCTGGCGCTTCTCCTCCGAGGCCAAGGTTGCTGTAACTCCCTCAAGCTCCTTTTCTGCGAGGGCCAAGTTGCCGCTATTAATAAGATTCTGTATTCGCGTAGCCTTATCCAAATCTATATTCGCCATTGTTAGGCGATTCAGTAGCTCGTCCTTGGCTAGAGCATAGTCACGCTGCGACTGCTTCTCTTCCTGTCCAACTCTTTCCGTTTGGCGTTTTTCTTCTGAGGTTAGAGTAGCTGTCACGCCTTCAAGCTCTTTTTCAGCAAGTTCCAAATTGCCGCTGTTAATGAGATTCTGTATGGCGACTGCCTTTTCAGCGTCCAGTATGCCCATTTTGAGGGTGTTAGCCAATTGGTTCTGTAGGTTGCGAGACTCGGCCCGCACACGCTCCGTTTGCATCTCCTGCTCAGACGTAACGCGCTCTGTCTGCATCTCCTTTTCGGCCTGCACTCTCTCCGTCTGCATACCGGCCTCGCCCTCAAGCTGCGCCTTTGCGAGGTCTATATTGCCCGTGTTAATGGCCCGCTGCACCTCAATCGCCTTTTCCGCATCCAGTATGCCCAGCCGCACTTTGTTAGCAAGCTCTTGAGAGAGGTTTCTGGCCTCTTGCTGCATGCGCTCGCGCTCCAGATCAAGGCCCGTTTCGCGGGCCAGCGTAGACTGCCCGTCCAAGTAGCCTGTAACATCTGCCCTTGCCAGTGCCTCGGCCTCCTGCGCGCTCCGCACACCCTCTTCAAACCGCTCGCGCGTCGTAGGCTCTGTTATGGTCATGCCGCGCGCCAGCGCCCTATCTGCAAGGTCTTGTTGCATCATTGCATCGCGGCGCTGTAGGTCCGCAGCATACTGATACTGCGGCGCTAGTACGCGCGCCTGCTCAAGCTGCCTGTCGGCGCGATCCATCTGCGCGCCTATGTCCTGATCGCGGCCCGCAAGGGACCGTGCGCCACGCAGGAAGCCGCTGATGTCGGCTTCGCGCTCCGTTGCCCTTTGCTGCTCTATCTGCGCCTCCAGATCCATGGCGCTTTGCCGCTCAAGGGCATCTTGCTGCGCCTGCCGTGCCGCCAGCGTGTCTTGTCCCCCCAGCCGCCCAATCATCTCACCGCCGCGCATATAGCGATCACTGCCAAGCTGCGCTAACTGCATCGCCGCCTCTAAGGAGGGATCGTCCTGTCGGCGCAATGCCTGATCGGACAAGATGTCGCTATAGGTTCGCCCATATCCAGAGCGAAGCTCCCCTAACACATCTGCTGTATCGCCACCGCCGCGCAGCACACCATACCGCTGTAGGTCTTCTACTGTCTGTGCCTCGTCTTTGGCCTGTCGTTCCCGCGCATCGGCCATCTGCGATGCGGCCACGGGGTCCATGCCGCCCGGCCCTAACAAGTTCTGGCGCAGGCTGTCTAACATCACCTGCTGTAGGTCTGTTTCGTATTTAAAATACTCGGGGTCGTATTGAACATCTCCCGTGGCTAACAACTCGGGCCTACCAAGACCCCGCACACCGATGCTGGGTCCGCCTGTGGGGGCGGCTGCCTCATCAAGCCGAATGTTAAGGTTCGGGTCAGCAACCCTGACGCCGGGCAATCCCTGCCGCGTCCTCGCCGCAAAGTCCTCTGCGCCCTGTATAAGCTCGCGCTGCGTGTCCATCTGCTGCTGCCGTAGCTCTGCGTCTGTGACGCCCCCCACGGCCTGCGCTGCCGCCACAGAAGGGCCTGCGGCCTGCGACACTACGCCCATCTGCTCGCGGTTGACATCTACCTGCGGCTGGGCCGCCGGTCCCGTAGTGGCTCCTGCGGGGGCGACAAACGACTGCATAATGTTGCTGCGTAAAGACTCTATATCCGAAGGCATGCCCATGCGCCGCGCCGCTTCCGATGCCTCAGACAGGTCGAAGTCGGTGCGCCCGGCGCGAGCAAGTGCCCGCGCTGCCTCCATCCGCTGGTTATAGTAGTCCCTCATGCCGGGATCAACTGGAGGGGGCGATGATGGGGGTGGCGGTGGCGGTGGCGGTGGCGGTGGGGGGTCGGGCTGGACATTGCTCGGAGCCGATACCGCCGCTGGGTTTCCGCCAGAAGGCTGTGCGGTGTTCTGGTCTACGCCCGACTGAAAATCTTTAAACTCTTGCGACCTTCCAAAGGCCTTGGCCTGATCGGGAAAAAGGCTTTGGAACTGGGAATATGACATGCCCCCAAAGCCGGGATCGCGCGCATTGGGATCGGATTTCATAGCCCCCAAAAGTCCAGAGGTGTAGTCCTGCCAGCTACCCTGCGGGTTGTAGGTGTCGCCAATCTCAGAAAATGCTTGGCCGAAATCGTAGCCCGCCGAGCCTTTAAGGTCGGGAGCATTCAAGGCCGATGTTAGCGCAGCCTGATCATACATGCCATACTTTGCGCCATGCCGCAGCTTGGCAAAGCGAGGATCATTTTTATAGTCGAATGTGCCGTTGGCCATGTTGTTACTCCACGCCTACCACTTTGCGCCGCCTCATACGTCCAATGGGCTTGTATTGTAACAATACGCGCCTAAAGACAAACGGCTCATTTAAAGCGTTGTTGGTGTATTTGAGTTGCGAAGTGTTGTCGTATCCCATTAGGTCCGTGTCCGCATACAGCGCCACGTTCTCGCCGCCCAGCGTCGTCGTTCCTATAACAAAGCTGCCCAAGCCTGCGGTGGCTTGTCCCATTAGTATGGACTGTGTTACGCCTGTTATCTTAGGCGACTGCTGTAGCACCTGCACATCATAGGCGCTGGACTGCACATCGTAAAAATGGCGCGCATAGAGCCAGCGCAGCCTAACATCTGCCCCGGCTGGCGCGGGCGACCCCGTAGTGAAGGTGCTGGAGATCGCGCTGCCATCGTCATTCTCATTGGTGTCGTGCTTGTATACTATCCCATTGAAGCCCCCGGCATGGGGGACATCATCGATCAGCGCCGAAGCGTCGCGGGCCATATTGGTATACGGACCAGACCAGCAGTTCAGCACGGTGTTATACACTACCGCGTAGTTGTTAGTGGCCTGCGAGGCCCCGTAAGGCACAAACCACCAAACCTCGTTCATGTTAGGGTAATATAGGCCATGGATAAGGCCCAACTTAGCCGTATTCAAATTGTCCCAAAAGCGGGAGCCGTCGAGGGCCTGACTGACCTTCGTGACCTGATCGCCGCCGCCCCATGCGTAGATCCCATCCGATCTTGGAAAAAGCTGCATGCCCGATGGCAAGTTGACGATGCCGCGCCCCGAAACGCTACCCGCAGGAGCCTGCCGCGACACCTGATACGGCACGGTGGCATTGCCTGTGGGCGTTAGCGTGTGTATCCCCTCTTCGGTGTGTATGGCCAGCGAGTTGCCTTGTGGTGACAGTCCCGTAATGGGGTGGTCGAAGTTATAATAGTCCGTGCTACCCCATGTTGTGATGTCGCCCGTGCTGGAGCGCCATAGCTGGTAGTCTGCCCCATTTACATTGCCAATGAATAGCCGATTGTCCCAATAGGAGATGTGCTTGCCCTTCGTAAAACGACCATCATCGTCAAGGTTGGCAATGTTGTTAGTGCCGCCCGTCCATGTTAGGGCGTCGGTGTCTTCGCCATTAGTCAACACCAACGTAGACCCAGCCAGCACCCACTCAAATACGTTATCGTCGCCAGCCGTAATCGTTATGGAGGCGGTGCGATCCGTGCCGCTGCCACCCGTAACGTCGTAAAACTTATTGCCCGCAATGGCAAAAGTCTTTTTGGTGCCCGCCAGCGTAACTTGACCCACTGCCGTCACCGTGGCGTCGCTGTTAAGGGCACTGGCATTAAACTTGGCAAAGCCCTTGCGCTTTGTCACTTCTCCCGCCTGCCCCACACGGCAGTTGCTCATTTCATACAATGCCTCTGTGCCCAAGTCTTCTGCGGGAAGATCATAGCGCACACCATTTTTCCATGGCCCGTATTGTATGGAGCTTGCGTTTATTGGCATGTTAGCTCAAGCTGCCCTCTGTGGGCTGAAACCTGAAATTCGACACCGACATGCTGTCATCGCGGCGCATCCGGTATACACGATTGCCCTGCACGACGGTGTTTTGCAATAAGCCCTGCTGTATGATGCGCTCCATCTCACTCTTGTCCACCATGGCCCCCTGATCGTCCCCCTTTTCGCTTTTATAGAGGGAGCTTACGCCGAACATCAGCGCGGGCTGCATAATGGGATGCACGTAGGGGTCCAAGGAGTCGCCATCGTTGTCGGAGCCGAAGTCGGGGATGAAGGCGTAATAGCGATACTTGATGGTGTCGGTGCCGTCGGGCAGGGGATACAGGTCTACGTTGATGTATCCCGTGGTGCCGTCGATGCCACCGATGCTAACAAAGCGAGGGTCGCCCGTTTCTGAGTGGTCGGGATCGCTGGCATCCAGATTCTGGCTGTCCCACATCACCATAACATGGTCTTCGGTATGGTTGCGGAAGGACAGAGGCTCCGCTACGTCCGACGCCAAGCTATAGCTGCGCTGACTGCCTACGCAGGTAAAGCTCCCCTCCTTAAACAGCCAAAACCACTTGGCTCTGGATGCAACATCCTTGGCCACCATGTTCAAGTAGGTTCGGGCTGAGTTCTTGAACGTCGTAGACGTTTCCGACAGACCCACGCGCCGCAAGGCGGCCTGCATCACTTCGATGTTAGTCAATGTAAGTCCACCCAGCTTCCATTGGCGCGCACTTGGAGCTTGTTAGTGCTGCTGTTATATAAGATAAACCCATTGGCCACAGAGCTTAAAGCGTCCCGCTCGGTGGTGGTCATTTGAGGCGCGGCAAGCGCATTGAGTTGTGTGCCGTCGCCCCTATAGCCAGCGGCGAAGACGGTGCCATGCACATTGAGGTCGCCCCTAATGGGTTCCGCCATTTACATGTGTGCTTCTGATATTTGGTCGAGGTCGAACTCGCTCAAGTTATTGCCATTGCCTTCCAGCCAGCGAGTCTTCCATATGGCCACTGCTTCGGGACCACGCTGGGCGATGCGCGATGGCGGGGCAGGTATGAAATCTGGTGTATGCGTCACCTCACCAAAGGCCTTCACCGTGTTACGCACCTGCTGGTTGTTGGCCGTATTCTTTCGGACTCTGGCATGCGTCTTGTCGAGGTCGAGCTTAGAGCGAATCTTGCTCTTAATTTCTTCACTGGCACTGCCAATAAGCTCGGCGATCTGATCTGCCGTCACTTCTGGCTTCTCTGCTGGCTCCAGCGCCATCTCTACGGGCTGGGCCGCCTCCATCTGCGGCGCGGGCGGGGGCGCTGCTGCTTGCTTCTTGTTCATTGTTATTTCTTTCTGTTATGGGGATATGGGGGAGGGCATTGCGCCCTCCCCCAAGAAACTATGCTACCAAGCCCTGCAAGACGACGCCCACATGGCCCGTATCATCAGATGCGAAGGTGGCCAAGCCCACCAGCGGCTCAGTCTCCGCGTCTTTGGTCTGGACAGCACCCGCGACGCCATCACTGAGGGTCAGGTTGGCCCCAATGGCGACGGCTCCGTCCGACAGGATCGTAGCGACCCCTGCCGTCTGAAACCAGCCGTAGTAGTTGGCTTGGAAGGTCATCGGCGTGACGCCAGCGATGATGTAGTCGGTAGCCGCCGTCGCACCTACGACGTTATACCAGAGGCTGCCCGTGACAGCAACATCGGTAGCCGTCGTTACAGCCACTTCCAAACCATCATACAACGTAAAGGTGATGGCGTTGGAAGACGCGGCGGTGTTGGACTTGATCCGATACTGGTAGCCCTCGCCCGCATCATCAGTGATGTGAAGGTAGCCCCCCGCATACTGGTTCAGCGAAGCACTGCCTACCGTGCCGGAGTCGGTGTAGGTCACTTCGGTGGCCCCTGCCGAAGCAGCGGTCAGCTTGCCATCGCTTTCAACGATAGCCGTAGCCGAAACATCCTGCGACACCAGCAGACCACGATTGATCGCGGCAGCGGTATAGCCGTAGCGGAAAACCCGGCCATCGGCCAGTTCCAGCTTTTCGCCGATGTCATACCGCGCGGTGGAGGACTCTTCATAGATGCCTTGGCCCTTATTGCTGCCAAGGCCCTCGCCACCAATGCGATTGGTGCCGAAGTTGGAGTTGCGAAACGTAGACATGCTATTCTCCTTCGCTCATGGGCGAGCTTAAAAGCCGCATTGGCTTGCGGCTCGGGAATGTTAGTCGTTGATATTGATGATAACACCCTGCCGACGACGATTGTTAGTCGTTAGCTGGATGCCGACGATGATAAAAGCCACCTTCGCCATCTGATTCGCAGGCTCGCGGAAGGGCGTCTTGGAGAAGTTCATTCCATTCTGCATCTTCAGCTTCAGGTAGTTGGTGTTGAGGAAATACATGCGGTTGGAGCCGCAGTCCCGGTCATACTGCACGGGGATGCCACGATACGACGGCAAGCGACCATCAATGGAGTTACCATCTTTGGCCGACAGGCGCTGGTAGCCCGTGCCTTCAAAAATTTCCTCAAAGTCGGCATAGATGCCATTCGTGGTGAAGATGTGCGTGGGCTGCTCATTGCCCTCACTCACCTCGTTCCACAAGGTGGACATCCGAATCATACCCTCGTAGAAATCAGTCCCGGTGATGGTCTTAAAGCTGGTGTCGGCAGTCGCGTTCTCGACTTTGTTCTGCCACCAGCTATTGCCGGAAACGGTGATGCCGCCCAAGGTCGTCGGGGACGAACTCGGAGCATCCGCGATAATATCTTGGAAGCCCAGCGGCGACTTGCCCGTCTGCGCGGAATACAGGCTGGAGTTGATCTGGTCGCGCAGCGTCAGCATCGACTGCTGCGTCTTCGCTTCCAGCAGCTTCATAGCCGCATCCGTCTTCCGGTTCTCCATCTCCTCAATATGATTGATGGTGATGGGGCAACTGGCGTAGCGGAACGGGTAGAACGCCGCCGTGATGCCATCTACGGCATCGGTGTTGAGAACGTCATAGCCAGAGAAGTATTCTGCCGAATTACCGGCATACAGGATGTCTTCCTGTATCTCTTTGCCGCCGTTCTCCATTTCCAGGGCCTTGCCAGAGCGAAAAGCCTCCAGCGTCGGGTATGAGTCAAAAAAGTTATCCGTAAGGCGCTTGCGCTTCGCCCTCATGGTGAGGGTCCACGCAGCATCCCAAGTTTCGGTTGTGGAAGTAGCTGCCACGATCATTTCTCCTGTTTATTCAAAACCCAGCCCTTGCAATCTTGCAAGGACTTCGTTGTCGGTTAATGCCGAACCGTCCTCCCCGGCGTCCATGGAAGCATTGGCGCGCATTGCATTTTTCGCGCCCTTCCGCGTCCGCTTGTCGGCAGTCCGCAAAGCATTGGCGGCTTGCGCCGTAATGCCAGCGGCTTTCTCATAAGCCTCCTTAACAGAGTAAGGATTCCCGGTGATGGGGTTATTGTGCGGCGATCCATCAGGGTTGTTAGCTAACAACTTTAGGATCTCCTGCGTCCACTTGGGATTCCGCACATCTTCGCCATAGGCTTCCACCGCCTCTGCGACAGCATCGTTGGTGCGACTCACCACTTGCTCTCGACTTTGGTCGATGATAGGGCCTACGGCAGCTTCGCTGCGCTCCAATCGCTGCATCAACATCTGATTCTGCCGCTCAAGCTGCGCGAAGCGTTGGTCCGTCTTCTGGTTCACGTAGAAGTCCATAAAGTCCATTGCTTTATTTTCTTCGTCCGTGGACTGCGCTCGCAGTTGCTCAATCGGCGTGTATTGCGGCTCTTGGGGCGCGGCCACCGCCTGCACCCGGTCTGCCCACTCGTTACGCATGCGCTCGACTTGCTGTGCCTGCTCTTGATGCTGGCGGCGCTGGTCAGCAAGGTCTTGCATCTTGCGCGTATAGTCGGCTTGCTGGTTTTTTACCGCCCGGAGGACGGGCTGGTATTGCTCCGGCACCGTGTCTGGATCGCCTCGCGTCCAATCAAAGGTGTCGGGATCAAATGCCTCGGCACTGCTCGACTCAGAGTGTCCGCCCACGCTTTCTGAGGGTTCGTTGGAAGTGTCTTCGGGAAAAAGCTCTATGCTGCCTACTTCTTCCGACGAAGAGTCCGCAGAACTTGTCTCATCTGGCGAGATGGAGTCCGCATCAAGTATGGCTTCGGACATGGGTGTTACTCCTTCATCTGGCTCTTGGCAGCGGCTACGGCCTCATCGGGCGTAGCTCCAAAAGACCATTCCGGTCCCTCGGGTCGCTCCATATTGGGGGATGTTACGTCTGCGGTAATGTGACATCGTGACCCACCTACCGCATCCGAAGATTCTACTACATTATACTCCCTGAGTAATTGCTGCTTGTGGCTATACGACTCTACTACGCAGCCAAACCCCGCATGGTATTTACCATACATGCTGGAGTGGTTTTGGTGTAGCGCATTGCTCTTGCTGAAGACCATGTTAGCTTTGCCATTGCAGGCCTTGCAAGGAATGCGGCGCTGCACCTTGGTGTGCGAAGAAAAGCCGACATCTTCTTGTCGCTTGCCGCAGGTCTTGCACTCAAAGTCGTGAAATAACATTTAGTTTTGCCCCGGCGCTCGCTGTAGTTGCTGTGACATCTCTTGGGCGTTGCCACGCACCATGGAGATGATGTTGCCTTCTTGGCCGCCGCGCTCACGCACCTCCTCTGGCGAGGTGGCTCCGCCGCCGCCACCGCCCTGCCCCTGCCCCTGCGCCTTCTGCTGTAATATCTGCATGTGCTGCTGGACATGCTGCTGTGCTACGGCCATGACCTGCTGCTGCTGCGGCGGCAGTAGCTGCTGGAACTCTGGCAGCGTCTGTATGTTCTGATGAATCTGTAGATGCACCTGATGGTCTTCCTCGGGCGTAACATTGGGATTGCTGCCCTGCATCAGGTAAGCCACGTTCTCTATGCTGGCGAGCTTGGCGGCATCGGCCTTGTTAGCCTGCCCCAAATACTTGTCGGGGTCACTAACCTTAAAGGCTTTGAGTAGCCCCTTGATGGCCTCCATGCGGTTAATCTCAGGAAGCTGTATCGTGTAGTTGAACAGGGCCAGCGCATCTTCGCGCTCAAGCTGCTCTGTTATAGGCGAGGTGCTGCCCGCAACAACATCGACCTTGAACCGCACCCGCAGCATGTCAGCAGAAACGGCCTCGTATACAGGCTCCATCTCATTTTCTGCGACATTGATTAAGAACTCTTCTGGCGTATATCGCTGGTCCGCCATCATGCGCAGCGTGTTATGCACGGTGGTTTTGTAACAATCTGCCACACGCAACATCATCCACTCGCGGTTGAGTTGCCCAAAGCTGGCTTCCAGCGACGCCTGCGTGGCCGTTAGCTTGCGCCCACCGCCCATGGCCATCTGGCTAACATTAAGCGCCTGCTCTTCGTAGGAGCGAGCATCCGACTCCAGCCCCAACTGATCGGGTGGCGGGTTGCCGAAGTCGAGTGCCTTGAATGACGCCTGTGGGTCTTCGACCCAAATGATGTCGCCATCGCGCCCCTGCTCCAGCGTTTCGCCGATGTCGGCATTAGCATCGCGCTCGCGCCTTGCCCCTAAGACGGTGCGAGAGAAGCGTTTAAGGAGATCCGCCCGCCTCGACACCGACTCCACGATGAGCTTCTGCGTGTCTTCGGCATAGGCCATCGGCGGCTGGCCATAAAAGGATTCGGAGGTCTGGTCGAACTGCAAAGCGTAATAGGGGAAGCCACCCGTTGTTAGGTATCCACCCTCCGGCTCAAACTCGCCCGTCATCAGTTCCTCGCCCGTAAATGGGTCCGGCATCGTGATGGGGCGCATAGCCAGCATCGGGTGGTCGATCTCTTCGATGGGTTCGCGCACCGACTCCGCGAAGGTGATGCGCTTGCGGTGCATACGATCATGGATCTCGTATAACACCGCCATCTTGCCCTGCTCTTTGGCTTCCGTTACCGCCGACGCCTCCTCATTGGTCTCTGCGCCCTCGGTGTCGTAGAGGATGGTGTCGGTGTTGCTTTCGTCGTCAATGGCCTGTATCTGCCGCCTGTTACTGAACCGCTCGTCGTTTTGGACGTACTCAAGCGGCACAATCATCTTCTCAATAACATAACGGGCATGGGAGAGCTTGTGCGGCGGCGTCAGGGGGTCAATGAACATATTGAACGGATTTACCCGATGCACATAGGGGAAATCGTTGTTCATAGAGTCATTGATCGTATAGGGCGCTACGATGTCATCGTCGCCGGGTGGGTTATACCCATACTTGAGCCACCCCACATCGCAGAACAGTGCGTCGAAGATGACCTGCTGCACCTCCGTCTTGGTGTCCATCTGCTCCAACGCGGCGTTAGCTACCCGCTCCAAGATGTCGGCGGCAAACTCCTTGCCCGGCTCCTCCACATGGAAAAAGACATGTGGATAATTATAGCTGATAGAGGCGATGATCTGACGCGACAGTGGGTAAAAGCGCGACACCCGCACCGTCTTGTCGGCAGGGAGGCCCTCGACATCGAAGTCAAGCTCATA